AGATGGATTGATACTTTAGTTTTTTATGGAGATAGATGTGATGATGGACAGGCATTAAAGTTTCCAAGAAATAATTATCAGGTAGATGGTGTTGAACTGGCTTGTTCTAAAATTCCTAATGGTATTAAGTATGCACAATATGAATTAGCTAGAGCTTTGGCAAATGATACTGATGCTATTACAGGCACTACTGGTAAAGATGGTAATTTTTCTGAAGTTCAATTAGGTGATATTCAAGTTAAATATAATACTGAAAGTCAGGGAACTGGATCTATAAATAATATTTTAGATGTTTATCCTTGGTTACAAAGTTATCTTGGGGCATACATGCTAGGTGGAGCAGGTAGTTTTCAAATGAGGGTAGTTAGAGGATAATGGCAGGTCAATTAGATTCATTATTTAAAAATGTTGCTAAGCAGATTGTTTCTGACTTAGGTTCTTCTTTTGACTCTTCTATTGTTTATACAAAAAAAGCATCTGGCAGTTATAACACAAGTACAGGGGCATTCACTACAACTGATACGACTTATAGCATTAAAGCACCAGTTGAATATGTTAGATCAACTGAAGATGATAGCAGAGAAATAAGACAGGCAAAAATTTACATAACACCTGATCTTATTGGAGATAATCAACCTGATTTTGATGATGAAATTACATTAACTTATGCTGGATCTACAAGAGTTGCACAGATAACTGATATTGATACAAAACAAGGTGGACAAACTTACTTGTTTACTATTTTGGTAAGGTTCTGATGGCAAAAGAACAAAACTTTAGTGCTGATAATGTAATGAAAAATCAGATGGCACAGTTAGATGCTGACTTTGCTCAAACTATTAGAGAGCTTCATGCAAATTTAGGTACTGCTGAAGCTAGTCCTGTTTATACTGGTTTCTTAGCCTCTAGTTGGAAAGTAAGAAGAAATCCTATTGGTCAAACTGATCGTAGAGAAGATCACGAACCTTGGGCATCAATAAAAAGAGAACATGATTTACCAAAAGGTGGTGAGGGTTGGAAACCAGCAGGTTCAAGACCTGATAATCCAGTAATAGATCCTCGTTTTCCTGTTGGTACTAATTACAAATTTAGAGATAAAGATATTTATATTGGTAATACTGCTGAGTATGCTGGTTATGCTTCTGAAAATCCTGTAATTTCACAATGGGTTCAAGGTGAAGCTGGCAAGATTATTAAAGATAATATGAGAGAGAAAGGTAAGATATATGTAGGAGCTAGACCTGGCAGTGGTTTTGGTAAGATCAAGCCTGGATCTACTCAGCGTTATATTGAACCTTCGTAATTATGACTTTAGTTAATGCCAGAGCAGCTTTTGAAAAAGCAGTTACAGATGCGGTAGTCGCAGCAGATAATACTGTTTCTGTTCTTAATGATAATGTTCCATTCACAACTCCTGGAAAAACTAAAAAATATATAACTATGAATTTAAGTTTTAATCAATCAACATTACAAAATCAAGGTGCTGCCTCTGATTACTATGCTGGTGTTATTCAATGTAATATTTATGTACCTAAAAATAAAGGAACTTCAGTTGTATCTGCTATAAGTGAATCTGTTATTGATGGACTTACCTCTGTTAATGCTTCTGATTATACTGATACTTTTAGTTGTACTCCAAGAGTTGCAGATGTAAATGGTCCAACTATGTTACAGATAGAGGATAGAAGTCATTTTATTGGAATTATTTCTTGTCAATTTACAGCAAATGCCTAATATAAGTATAATATAAATATTATATTAAAATACTATGGAAGCGATTGAACTCCTCAGAAACAAATTTGGTGTAAGCCAAAAATATAGATATGAAGTAAAAGATGGAGAAGAAATAGTATTAGAAATATATTGGCATCCATTAACTATTGCAGAAAGAGAATCAATCCTTGCAAAATCAAAAGGTGATGACGGCAATGAGTTTGCTTTGAATCTTATGATTGAAAAAGCATTAGATGAAGATGGCAAAAGATTATTTCAAGATGGTCATAAGGCATCATTAAGAAGAGAAGTAAACTCAACTATTTTGCAAGAAATACAAGTTGCGATGATGACATCTGGTGATGAACTGAAAGTGGAGGAAGCGAAAGCAGCTTTAAAAAGCTAATAAAGATTGGTACTTTATGTTTTTCTTAGCTAAAGAGTTAGGAATGACAATAAAACAACTTACAGAAAATTTAACTAAAGAAGAACTAAAAGCATGGGCAGGTTTTTTTGAGTTAAAACATGAGGAAGAAGAAAAATATAAAGAACAAGTGCAAAAAAAACAAGCCATGAAACCCAGAAGGCGGTAATATAGAAGTAATTTATTGGGTCGAATAAATGGCAGCAGAGTACGGAATTAATATTAATGTCAGGACAAAAGACGAACAATTAAAAAAATTACAAAAAGAATTAACTTCTGCTGATCGTAAAGTTGCTTCTTTGAATAAGCAATTAACTGAATTAGAAAAAAAGACTAAAGGTGGTAGAGGTGCTGATGGCAGATTTAGTAAAACAGGTGGTCCGTTTTCTGCGGATGCGATTGCAAAAAGAAAAGAGTTAGCAAAAGCAACTAAAGAAGCTGCAAAAACATTTGAAGAATATACTAGAGGTGCTCTAAATTTCGATGGAGCAAATAGAAAAGGTATTGTATCAACAAGAGAATTAGCAACAAGGATGAAAGATGTTGCTGCTTCTACTGGCATTACAAGTGAAAAGTTTCAATTATTTACTCAGGGTTTTACAAAATTTAATTTCTCTGCACAAGTAAAGTCTCTACAAAGATTTAATGAAAGTGCAAAAATAACAGCTTCTACATTTGGTGCAATGAGTTCTGGGAATGTTCCTGGAGTTGCTGGTTTTAGTAATACAAACTTGGGTACATTATTAAACTTTACTCCTGCTAATACTGTTAATGCTATTGAAAGATATTTAGATACTTTGACGATGGTTAGAAAGGATCTAGATTTTACAGAAAAAGATTTTAAGGAAGTAACTGCAAGAATAAAAGAAATGAATTTGGAGTTGAAAAAACAACGTGATTTAATGAGATCAGATACACCAGCTAGACAAAGAAGAGATCCATTATTAAGAAGAAGAAGAGTTGATGAAGCAGAAAGATTGAGAAATAGTTTAGGTGGTCGTATAAGAGGATTTAGAAGAGGTAGAACAAATGCTGATCAAAGGATAAGAGGTCAAGTTGGATCAAGTGCATTAATTGGTGGAGCTTTTCCTTTGTTATTTGGACAAGGTGGAGGAGCAGCTATAGGTGGTGCTTTAGGTGGTGCAGGTGGTGGATTACTTGGTGGTCAGTTTGGTTTTGCTCTGTCTTTAGTAGGTACACAAGTTGGATCTTTGATTGATACAACTATTGGAAAAGTTAGTGAGTTAGGTCAAGCATTTGGAAAGTTTAATCAAGACACAACTAAGATTGTTGAGACTTTAGGTGAAAGTAATACAGTTATTGGTAGAAATATAGAGTTATTAGAAAAAGCTAGAGGTAAACAGGCTGCTTTTGATGAGGCAGTGAGGCAAACAACAATAATATTAGGAGAAGATACAACTAGAAATCTCAAACAGTTTGGAGATGATACTACAGAAATATCATCTAATATTGCGAAAATAGGTATGCAGTTTTTAGGTGTATTAGCAGATATAAATGAAAGACTAGGTATTACAAGAGCTTTAGCTGCAATATTGCCAGGATCAGAAGGTAGGAGATTACAGGATGTTATAAAGAATGATGGATTTAGTCAGTTAGATTTTAGTCCTGTTGGAAAAAGAACAGGTATGAATCCAAAAGATATAGCAAATTTTTTAAGTACTTTTGAACAATTAGAAGGTAATCTTGGTGCTCAGTTAAGATTGTCAAAAATTTTTGGTGTTGATGATGTGCAAGATGTAAAAGCAGATGCAAAAGATTTATTAGAACTTAGCAATTCAATGATGAGTGCTCGTCTTGCAATGGAAGTATTAAATAAAGAAGAAGAAAAAAATATAAAATTAAATCAAACAAAAGGTTTCTTAGATCGTCAAAGAATTAGAAATACAGAATTATTAAAACAAAAACTAAAAGAATTTAAAGAACTTACAGGAGAAGATGCTAATGAACAACAAATAGAAACATTCAAAAAAATTATTGCAGAAACAACTGCTTTAGCTGATTCATTAACTGTTGTTAATAATGAAATTGAAATTCTTGATAAAAAATTAATTGAATTAAATAGTGCTGGAACAGCAGTAGTTACACTAAGTAGAGCATTAGGTTCATCATTTGAACAATCATTTAAAGGAATTGTTAAAGGTACAATGTCTGTAAGTGATGCGTTTAGAAATATGTTTAATAGAATTGCAGATGCATTTCTTGATATGGCTGCTCAAATGATTGCTGCTCAAATCGGAAGGAGTTTTTTAAATTTATTTACTTTTGCTCCGTTTGAGATGGGAAATGACGTGCAAGGATTTGGAAGTGCAACAGCATTTGCAGCTAATGGTGGTCCTGTTGGAATGAGAAAACCTTATATTGTTGGAGAACGTGGACCAGAATTATTTGTTCCTAATCAATCAGGAAATATTATTCCAAACCATGATTTGGCTGGTATTGGTGGAGGTGGTATGAATATCGTAGTAAATGTAGATGCTTCTGGTTCTAATGTAGAAGGAGATGAAGATGAAGGTAGAGCATTAGGTATTGCATTATCAGCAGCTAT